CTTTCAAATATGTTCTGGACAGGACCCGATATAGGTGATTGCGTTTCCGTGGGTGACATTCTCTTTCTAATTTTTCTTCCTGGTCTTCCTGGAGTTGTTGGAATTACTGGAACAGTTGCAGGGTTTCCAGTAGATTTAGTTACAACTCTAGGTTGAACAGCACCTTTTTTCGCACCAGCAAAAGGAGAAAGAGTTGCTGGTAAGTTAGCAGCAGTAAATAACTGTTCTGCTGCCACTGCATTTTGTTTATTTGATTTGATTGTCAACCTTTCATTATATGATATTCTGGGGGTCATATCTGGACCACCAAAAATATCAAGACGATTTGGTGCAGTTGCTTCAATTTTTACAAATCCCTGTGGAGTTAGTGCTGACTGAGTTTCTCCAGTTTGATTAAATTTCTCTTTTAAATCTAAAACTACAGGATTAAGTTCTGATGGTAATGTTTTACCAGTGAAAGATGTAAATGCAATACCAGGACCACCTTCTTCAGATTCTCCACCTCCCGATACTGATATCTTTCCAAATCTATCAAGTAAATCATCAAATCTATTCAGAGTTTCCATGAAAGCGGAATCTTTCTGAACTGCACTGAGTTCATCTGATTCTTTTTTCTCACTATCTTCTTTACCAATCACTTTTGGTTGATTTACACCCGTAAGTTTATCTGCAGCACCACCAGCTAGACTACTACCCGCCATCCCACCTGCAACACCACCAATCAACCCACCAATAGCAGCACCAAGCGCAGTACCTGCACCAGGAACAATACTACCAATTAGAGCACCTACTGCAGCGCCACCTTTTGCACCACCCATTGCACCAGCAATGCCGCCAGCAGTAGATGCAGCAGTTCCTGCTATTGCCTGTGTTTGTGTCTGTCCTTCAGATACTCTTCCCCCATACTCAAGTCCTGCCATTGCAACACCGAGAACTCCACCTGCTCTGGGAACACGAATACCTCGACCTCTACCAAACTGAGGCAATCTACCAAATCTTCTGTTACCAGCTCTATTTCCGAATCTTCTTCTATATCTTTGTTGTGCTCTCCTAGATGGTGGTTTACGTCCAGGACGGCCGCCTCTTCTACCACCACCTCCACCAAAGGGCAAATCAAATCCTGGTAAACCAAATCCACCACCTGAACCAGAGTTAGCACTCGCTATAGAAGCGAAGTCAGTATTGAAGAGTTTTTTTAACTTCTTCTTATCAATCTTGGGTTGTGATATTCTTTTTGCTTCTGTATTGATGAACTTTGCAGTACGAACATAGTTCATCTGATTGACTTGCATAGATCTCTTAGATCTAGTGGCCAAGTTTAAAATTTTCTTAGCACTCTTTTTTACTCTAGGATCTAAGTTTTTCATGTTGGTAAGATATTAAGTTGAGATAGAGTACCAAATATTAAAAAATTATCTCCATCTTCGGGTGATAAATTAGTTGGAATACTATTTTCTACTTTTGCAATTTGTTGAGGTGGCGGTGGTATTGTGTGACGTTTTGATCCTCCAGTTTCAGCAGTAGGTAATACCTGAACTTTATTTGATCCTGGTAGTTGTGCAACCTGACTTACTGATTGTGCAGAAGTACTCAAAGAAGCTTGTTGTTCAGGTACATTTGGTTTTACTGGTGATTCTGAAGGTGCAGGTTTTGGAGGTTTTACCATCTCTGATGGTTTTTTAAGAACATCTGCATTAGGAGCTTCAACGTGAACATGGTGATCATGAGCACCACTGGGGTCCTGAGATCCATGATATGTGGAATATCCTCTGTCTTGGAAGAACTTAATTACGGCATTAGCTTGATCTTCATTAGAAATAGGAACATCAAATCCGTATCCATGTTTGTGTGAATCAGATACATGAATATCTTGATAACTATCATCATCTGCAAGTGGATTGATACTGGTGCCTCCTTCTGCACCTCTCAATTCCCGAATCGCCATGTCAAAGTTTTCACCAGGCGCAACATCTACTCTATTCTTTTTGACTCCAAACTTATCAAATCTCATTTGTCGGAAGTCTACTATATCCCTTTCTAACTTGGAACGGTCATCCTCTGCCCAACCAAAACCATCAAAAGTTTTAGGAACACCCTCCTTAAGTACAGTATCCCCTGTTTTATATTTTTTATTAGGATTAAATTCTTCTAATTCTCCTCCTGATGAGTAAAGTCCTTTTGGCTTGTTATCTTTGTCTACTCCAGGATCGTCATCTGGAAGTGTAATTTTGCTACGATCTCCAGTAGCCGCTGAAGTGCCAAAACCATTAAGGACTGATTCAAATTTATCTAAAACACTATTAAACTTATCAGTTATTTCTGCACTAATATTACCAGTTTCAGTTTGTTTCCCCTGTACACCATCATTACCAATAAACTTACTGGCAGCCATTGCACCACCACCAAGTAATCCAAGACCCAATAATCCCAAACCTAACTTACCACCACCTCTACTTCTGGGCATTCTCGGTCTGGGTTTAGTCCTGGGAGAACTCCCAGGAAGACCAGGCATAGGTAGAGATGGCATCTGAAATCCACCACCCCCCAAGTTGGAGAGTTCATTTTTTAATTTTTGGAAGTCCTTAATCATCTTTTTGATGAACTTCCTAATACCAACTATTATGTCACCAGTTTCTTTTAAACTATTTTGATATACTTCTATTGCTTTATCAAATCCCTTAATTTGTTTGGGATCTGCAAAAAATTTAATATAATCTAATGCTTTTTTGTAGAGTCCTAAGAACTCCGACATCATTTTATTAGGATCTTCCTCAGCCTCTTTTCTACCAAATATATTTTTTACGTTAGTAATTCCACCCTGAATTACATTTTTAACACCACCAGTGATGTTTTCTACATTACTAATGATGTTAGAAGAAATACTTTGAAGAAGAGCAGCGATATTGGGAACTTTTGGTGATACTGCTCCAGCACCTGGTCTATTAAAGTTCGCAATATTATTAGCAGCACTTTCTACAACTCCAGAACCTAGCGATCTACCACCAGATAAACTTTGTGCAGTTATCTTATTGGTAGATTTTGGTGATGCTACACTTAGATTTGGTAAGTTGTTAACCTGCATTAGCTTGTTGTTGCTGTTTTAAGTTTTCCTCTTCAATGTGCGCTCTCAGTAGGGTAAGATAAATTTCTCTTTCCCAGGGCATCAGACTTTCAATCTCAGTCAAGCTATATTTATGGAACTGCATCAAAGCGAAATTAATTCTATAGTATGCCTCAAGATCAACATGAGACATTGTTAGCCGAAAAAACTAGTTAGTCCCTCCAATGTGACGGTAGTTTCATTCTTAGTTTCTGGATTTCTAACAGAGAATGAATGACTTAACTTAGGCATAGTCTCAAAGAACTTTTCTATTGATTTGAATTGTTTTGAGTTCATTTGTTCAATAAATTCAATCAACTCTTTCTTAGTGCAGTCTTTTGCTGCCCAAGCATCTTCTTCAGTAAAGATAGTGTCAATGCAATCTGCAATAATATCAAAAGATTTTTCAATGGTACTTATATCACTACCACTGAAATCAAAGTTGTTTTTAATGAACTGATCCAGAGATGGATACTTCATTTTCAAAACCACTTTATCATCTAATTTTAGTTCTGTAGTATGATCATCTTCAAATTGAACCTGAACTTCATCAACAAAGATTTTTACAGGAACTTCAGTTACACCATCATCTTGACAAGTAACAATCAAATCAATCGCTTCACCGACTGACTTTGCACGAACGTTTAGGAAAATATATTCAATATCAAATGAAGGAAGTTCTTCTACTTTTACTCCCCTAGTCTGAATACACTCAGACAACACTTGTTTGATTGCAATTGTGATTTGTTTTACATCTTGACTCTCAAGAGCAAGAATCAAAATCTTTTCTTCTTTGACCAAAAAAGGTCTATATTTAATTTTCTTTCCTGTTGAAGGAATCGTCAACTCATAAGTTGGCGCAGCAATCTTAGGTAATGGCATAGAATTTCAACTCAGTAATTTTATTTATTAGGTCAGGTCTGACCTTAGAATGGATCAAAACCATCTCCAGTTAGTCCAGTATTAAACGCTCCTCCAAAAAGACCACCACTCTTTTGAAGAGTTTGTTGAGATTGTAGTAGTAAATTTTTAATATCATTTGGATTGAACTGTTCGCCAGGATCATTCTTGATAGTAATATATCTGTCATAGTTAAAGACAACATCAACTTTTAACAATTCTGTTCCACCATACGACATATTTACAGCACCAACCTGAATAGGAAATGCATTGATAAACTGGTAACTTATCGATTTACTTTCTTGTCTGAATAGATCACTTCCAGCACTGGATTCTGTCATGGTATTGTTAGCCTGGAATCCAGCATTTCTTTCAAATTTAGTAATAGCAATGGTTTTCTTATATGAATCTGGATATCTCATCCTAAGAAAACCATTTCTATCACCTGCACTACCACGCAATAAACTTCCTCCAGGATCTCCAGTTATTGTAGGACCTTCTTGTGTTGTTAGTGGATTGATATAGTTCATCCACTCTTCAAATAATCGTAAAACATTATAATCAGTATCAACATAGAATGATACCGCAAACTGAGTAAACTGTCTTGATCTTGCAAATGTTTCAGTTATTCCTTGATATCCACCTTTCTCTGTCGCCAACTCAAATTGAGTTCCTGGTAGTTGTGCCTGGTGACACAATAATTCGTATTTTAAAGTTTCATCATTAGCATTTCCGCCGAATACTCCACAAGATTTTAACCAAGCATTTAAGTCATTATTAGGAGTTGAACCGCTACCAGTAGGAATACCGTTTAAAAATAAATTGAATTTGAATTGGCTAGATTGTGAGATCTCACCGAGATAATCCATCGCACCGCCAATTGTCCCCGCCGTCGGATGAGACGTACCACCCGTCATCTTAATGTAAAACGGATCAACTCTGTACCTATTGACGCTATCTGCCACTATAAATATTTTTTAAGGATCTATACTATGTATATGAGTTATAAGGGAAAATACCGCCCAGAGAATCCCCGAAAGTATAAAGGTGACCCAGCAAACATTGTTTATCGTTCACTCTGGGAACGAAAGTTTATGAGATATTGTGATCTCAATGAGAATGTAAATCAGTGGCAGTCCGAGGAATTCTGCATTCCTTATGTTTCTCCCATTGATAATAAGATTCATCGTTACTATCCAGACTTTCTTGTTCGATACACTGATAAGTTTGGTAAGAAAAGATCAATGGTGATTGAAATCAAACCACAAAGAGAAGTGGAAATGCCTGAACAGAATCCCAAAAGGAGAACGAAACAGTGGGCATACAAAGTCAAAACCTGGGCAGTCAATCAAGCAAAGTGGGAAGCAGCACAGGAGTTCTGTGATGATAGAAACTATGAATTTAAGATCATGACAGAAAAAGATCTAGGTATCAAGTAATGCCAAGAAAGACTCTAAAACAAAGGAAATCAGAACAAGACCTTACAGATCTAATTGGAAAAGGTGATGATCCTATCCTGAGTAATGATCGGATTAGTCCGATTAAAAATAAAATAAATGCGGAACAAGATGTAGAAGATCGCATGATGTTGATTATGGATGCATTGCAATATACAGTAACACCTGTACCTGACCAGGGAAAATATTACACATTTTTATATAAGGCAAAGACGAGAGATCTCAAGTATGATCAACATCCACTAATCGAATGTCTAGAAGTATTTCGATGGGGATTCCGAGGATATAATATACATTTCAAAGATCCTAGAAACTATACCTGGGAAGAAATGCAGAGTAATTTATATGAAGTTACTTCTACTGAATTGCCTGTATTGACTTCTATATCTTATGCAAAATACATACATTCTCCAAAGTAGTCTAAATAAAAGAAGAATAATCGTCGCTTTCCTTTAGGTGCCTGTATTAAAAGAAAATCTAATTATAGAAACTCCTGATAATACTTTAGGAAACCCTCCTCCAGTAAAGTGGA